CGCATTCCTTATGGTCGTGCAACATCTTATACTGCTCGTGAGCCAGCAAAGTTTGCGATGTCATATCCATTCCTTCAGCAACTTGCACAAGGTTTCAAAGACTTGTTGCCATGGAGATATAACAATCAAATGGAAGCAGCAAAGAAACTAGATCCTGCATTCTTAGTTCCTGAAACTCCATTCACAACTGTCACTGTTAATAAATCTTTCAGAACTGCATGTCACTATGATGCTGGTGATTTTACTGATGGTCTTTCTAATCTATTAACTCTAACCAACAATGGTAACTATAAGGGTTGTTACTTGGTTGCACCAGAGTATCGTGTTGCTGTTAATCCAAGACCTGGAGATTTGCTACTCATTAACAATCATGAAGTGATGCATGGCAATACTCAGATTCAATTGCTCGATGAAGAAGCAGAGCGAATCTCATTGGTTGTTTACTTCCGTGAGAAAATGCTTGAGTTGGGTTCAAAACAATACGAAGATTGTCGTTATGACTTTGTTGAACACCGCAGACTTAACAAAGAACATCCAGACCAAAAATATGAAGATGGTTCTCAACGACATCTTTGGAATGGTGTCAGTTCATCAATGTGGGAATCAGACGAGTGGTATGAATACCTTGAATCTAAACTTGGTCGTGATACTCTAATGAAGTATCATCCAGAAGCAGAAAAGGCAAACTCACTTGAAGGATTCTTCTGATGTGTTCAGTCATTGGAGCAATTATTAAAGAACCTCGTGCAGAGGATTTCTTAATGTTACATCGTGTTTTCCTTGAGTCTAAGATTCGAGGAATGCATGCCACAGGAATCTCCTATGTTAAACATGGAAATATTATCACTGAGAAGCGACCAGTACCTGCAGATGAATTTCCATTTAACTTTCCTAGTTATGTGAATGAAGATGGAAGTCTTTATATGATTGGTCACTGTCGTTATAGTACCAGTGATTTAGAATTCAATCAACCGATTGCCAACGAAAATCTTTCAGTAGTCCACAATGGAGTTATTACTCAAGAGTTACCAGAGAACTGGAAAGAACTGTATGGTTATGATTGTGAAACTAAAAACGATACTGAATTGATTTTACACACAGCAGAAGATTGTATTAGTCCACTGCTTCGATGGAAAGATTCTAGCCTTGCAGTTATCGAGTTGCATGTTGATAAAGTTATTAGATTCTATCGCAATGGTAAGCGTCCATTATACTTGACAAATATCTCAAATGGTTGTATAATTACTTCTACTGCTGATGTTATAAAACGTGCAGAAGTTCCAGGATTTCCGATTAACACTTTGATGAATCATTACATTACATTTAATGACCAACTTGCGATGACAATAGAAAAAGAAGTCATTGAAGATGCCATGGAATTACAACATGAACTTTGTTAATTCAACAAAAGTTGAAGAGTTAATTAAAAATAGCCCAGCTGGTAAGAATACCAAATTCTTATCGGCTGCACATTCATTGTGGTATCGTTTCCACAATTATGATAAAGCACCACCACTGGCTCTTGAAGTAAATGGTGATGTTGTTTCACTAATCTTTGCGACATTCAATCGTGATGGTTATGCGAATCTATATGAGATTGTTACACTTGAAGGTAAAGAAGGAAATGGTTATGCAAGTAAATGCTGGGATGCATGGATTAAATATGCAGTCGAAGAACGAAAAACTCAACGACTCAAAATGTCATGTACTCCATCTTCCGTTACGTGGCACAATAAAAATGGTCTCATCTTCTGGGCAGTCGATCCAACTGGCTCTCTCAGATCTGACCAACCATTATTTCCTACGAGAGTGGAACAAATAGATTATCGTAATAATGCTATTGTCAGTCCGCTTCAAGCACTACCACCATACAAGGCACGTGAACAGTTTCGTGCTGAAGGATTAGAATCCTATAAGTGGGGTGAGAAGAAGAAAGCAAAAAGCCAAGCAGCAATTGATGCAGTTGGTAAAGCATGGTTGAGAGAAGCATTGATGGAACAGCCATCACTTGAAGAATTTTTAGTATAATGGATTATAGACTAGAACAAAATCGTAGAGAAGCGTTCATTCGCTGGTTTGCGTGGTCATTGAAGTATGATGATTGCGATCCAGCAGTATGGGCAACAAACTATCTCAATAAACGATACGAACATAATGACGAACAGAAGTTGTGGTTGTGTTGGTTGTATGGTAACACATACTATCTTCCAACTGCTTGGATTCTCATGAATGAGTTTCCTGACTTCGAGTTGGCAACTGTTGATCGTATGACTCAATGGAACACTGCCAACTATAAACGATTAAGATATCAAACTGATACAAAGTGGAACAAGGGACATCTTCCTGCGATGTTTGCTTCTTATCAGCAATTCATTGGCGATAAAACGCAACGAGAAAAATTGGAAAAGTACTATGGACAATCTGAGGAAGAGAACTTTAATAATCTCTGGGCAGTCATTAAGTCTGGGCTGCATAAGTTTGGTCGTTATTCCACTTGGTTTTATCTTCAGCATCTTAAGCATACTGCTGGTGTCCGTATCACTCCTACTAGCCTCATGCTGGATGATTTTGATGGCTCTCGCTCTCATCGTAACGGATTACTTCTCGCCCTTGGGAGGGATAACGATATGGATAGAAAACTCACTGGAGTCGATTATTCAAATTTGGAAGCACAAGCGAGCGACATTCTCAGTGAAACGAAAGAAAGATTCCCAGAGTTGGGGTCGCAGGTAGATTACTTCACTATGGAAACTTGTCTGTGTTCTTATAAGAAGATATTCAGAACAAGTCATGGAAGGTATCTTGGATACTATCTTGATCGACAAGCAGAAGAGATTATGCAGTGCGAAAAAGATGGTTGGTATGGAATTGATTGGAATGTTCTATGGCAATCAAGAGAAGAGACGATTGACTTCAGATTAGACCATAGACATGGTATTGATAAAGATAGATTTAGTTCATTCCTTAACTCTGGTAAACTAGAGAATTTGGATTGGATGTTTGATGATGAAGAACCTATATTAAATGGATTGGAGATGTTTACATGAGCAATATGACAATTGATACTAATGGAACCCTTGGTATTGGTACTGTAAGTTCTGGTACTATTACTACTGGTGCGTATAATACTGGACTTAGTGGGCATGCTCTTGTTGGATCCAGTTCTCTTGCATTCGGTGGATTTGATATGGAAGACTTTCTTGATACTCATTCGTTCAATAAGATTACAGTTGAGCATAAGGTAGCAGAGTTTGAGTTAGCCAAACTAAAAGAAACTGTTCCAACATATGCAGATGAGATTAAAGAAAACTTGTCTAAGAATCTTGCACGAGATATAATTAAGAAAACAACATTCACTAAGAAGCATAATATTGATAGTGACACTCATCATTTTCTCGGAAGAGTATGGGTGTTCACTGAAGATGAATTGAAGAACCTAATTAATGAGGCACGTAATGCGTAAGATTATCGCTGTTGGTGGACAACCTGGAACTGGTAAAACGACTCTGTTCCGTAAGTTCATGGAAGGTAAAACATGGACTAAAGTCGAGCCTAAGAAAATGCTCCCTGCACTCTATTGTGAAGAACTAGACTTATACATTCTGGGTAAGTATGATGATGGAGAAACTTTTGCTGGAACAGATCGTCTTTCAATGGCAGTGCAGCCGATTGCTCAAGAGTTCGTTAAAGAAACTACCTCCAATATTCTCTTTGAAGGAGATCGAATCTTTAATCAGTCTTTCCTAGAGTTTTCTATGAATATGCAAGGTGTTGATTTACAAGTGGTTTATCTTAAAGTACCTGATTCCACGCTAAAAGAACGCTACATCGAACGAGGATCCGACCAGTCTGAGACTTTCCTAAAAGGTCGTGCAACTAAATATAGTAATCTATTATCAAACTTTGAACTGATGCCTTATATTACTGAGTTTAGTAACACTAACTTGGAGGAGCAGGGGAAGGTACTCGCATTCTTGGAAGGTAATTTCAAGATGTAAAATGCCTTTCTGGGATGTAAAATGCCATGCAATTTTGAATTCCTAGAAAACGCTAATTACGATTGGATGGGTATGCTCAACTTTTACGAGCGACCATTTAGAGCGAAATATATACCTGCAAAAGTATGGAAAGACCTAGACAACTATCGCAATGATAGCAAGGGTCTTTCAAACTACTTTAAAAAGTGG